AACCACTAGGTAGTAATACTACCGATAAATATTTGGACAAAAAATTTTGGCTGGATTCTAGCGACCGTCTGATGTATGAGGGCAAAGCCCCAGAATTGTCCGCAACTAAATCTGCTAGAATGCTTGCCTTCTTCGAGCATAGTAATGTCAACCTCCCCCAATATGCTTGAGGTTCTTGGGATGAATTCCCGAGGACTTATCCATGCATTAGAAGAATCCTTTCCACCCACCACCCCTACACCTGACGATACAATGGAAAAAATTATGTACCGATCCGGTCAACGTAGTGTCGTTGAGTGGGTCATTAAATATATGGAGGAAAACTAATGAGCTTTATCGAACAATTTGGCGGTGATAAAGAGACGGGTAGGCATACTGGCCTGGCCGCCATCAACAAAGCACTTGCCGCTGGCATGACCATCAACGAAGTTAGATCTCAACTAGCTAGAGAAGGGGTTCAGACTGGAAGCAAAGCAACTGAGTTTCTTGCTGCCCGGCCTTCTACTTCGTTCATTGCACAATATGGTGGCAACGAAGAGACGATGAGGCATTCAGGCTTGACGTCTCTTAACCGTGCACAAGCTGCTGGACTGAGCCTCGGTCAAATTAGATCACAAGCTGCAACAGAAGGTATTCAGTTCGGTGAGCGTGCGGCAAATGTTTTGCAACAGGATGCACAGATTCAAAGTATTACTGACTCTTTTAGGCAGCAAATGGATTCGATGAATCGCGCACGTGAGCAAGAGCTGGCTCAAATGCAGCAACAATTTAAAATTGAAAGTGAGCGGATGCGTAGAGAGCAACAAAAACAGATGATGGAACAGCAAAAAGCTGCTCAAGTTCAAATGGCAAATGCTGCCCGGGCTGGCGTTGAGGGTGAGCTTAAGCTTGGTGCCGGACGTACTGGCAGAGGCGTTGAGGCATTTAAACGTCGTCTTAAAATCACACCTTCTACTGCACAAGGTCTTGCTATTTCAACTGCTAACAAACCAGCTGGAGCACTTAACGTATAATGACTGCTAAATCTCGTTATGACAGATTGTCTTCAAACCGTTCCCAGTTTCTAAATGCTTCTAGACAGGCATCTGAACTGACTCTACCTTATCTTATTAGGGAAGATGAGCATACTACAAAGAGTGCTTTGAAACTTACAACACCCTGGCAATCAACAGGAGCTAAAGGTGTGGTGACTCTTGCAAGTAAGCTGATGCTTGCTTTGCTCCCACCACAAACTAGCTTCTTCAAATTGCAGGTTAACGATGTAAACCTTCCTGAAGAACTTGGTCCTGAGATCAGATCTGAACTTGACTTGTCGTTTGCTAAGATCGAACGCACTGTTATGGAATCCATCGCGGAGTCCGGTGACCGTGTGGTCGTTCATCAAGCACTCAAGCACCTGGTCGTAGCTGGTAATGCCCTGATCTTTATGAGTAAAGATGGATTAAAACTTTATCCTCTTTCTCGATACGTGGTAGACAGGGATGGTAACGGTAACGTTATTGAAATTGTAACGAAAGAAACAATCTCGAAAAAATTAATCAAACAATTTTACCCGGAATACGAAGACAAGTCTAAGAATTCTGTGGTTGACGATCATCAACACATCCCGATGGATGAATGTGTTATTTATACCCACGTAAAACGCGACAACAATCGCTGGGTGTGGCACCAGGAGCTGGACGATCAGATCCTGCCTAAGTCAATGGGCAAGGCTCCCCTTGACGCCAACCCCTGGCTTGTGCTACGATTCAACCACGTAGACGGAGAGGTCTACGGACGTGGTAGGGTAGAGGAGTTCCTTGGAGACCTAAAGTCACTTGAAGCTCTGTCACAAGCCATCGTTGAAGGCAGCGCAGCAGCTGCTAAGGTAGTGTTTACTGTCAGCCCGAGCAGTACCACCAAACCCCAAACACTTGCCAAAGCAGGTAATGGTGCTATCATCCAGGGACGCCCTGATGACATTGGTGTGGTACAGGTTGGGAAGACAGCGGACTTCTCCACTGCGTATCAGATGATTGGGTCACTGACTCAACGTTTGAACGAAGCATTCCTGATCCTCAACGTGAGGGACAGTGAACGCACTACAGCGGAAGAGGTTCGTATGACACAACTTGAACTGGAGCAGCAACTCGGTGGACTATTCTCCCTGTTGACTGTTGAGTTCCTAGTTCCGTATCTCAATCGTAAGCTCAACGTCGCACAGAAAACTGGCGACATCCCCCGACTGCCTCAAGGTGGTATTGTACGACCCACAATCGTGGCTGGTATTAATGCACTTGGTCGTGGTCAAGATCGTGAGAGCCTTGCACAGTTCCTTACTGTCATTGCGCAAACCATGGGTCCAGATGCTATTGCACAATACATCAACCCTGATGAAGTCATTAAACGTCTGGCAGCATCGTCTGGTATTGACGTACTCAATCTTGTGAAGAGTATGCAAGAACTACAAGCGGAGCAACAGCAAGCTATGCAGCAGCAACAGGCGATGATGATGCAGCAGCAAGCACCACAGATGGCAGCAGTCGAACAGAAGACTGCCGCAGCTGAGATGCAAGCTATGCAACAGGCACAACAACAACCACCTATCCCCCAGTAAGAAATGGCTGAAACATTTACGATGAACGAAACACCTGCTAATCCTGAGATTCTTAACTCGGATGAGAAAGACTCCCTGGCGGTTGCTGAGTCTCTTGAGGGTGGAGAGCAGCCGCTACTTGCTGGTAAATTTAAAGACCAGCAATCGCTTGAACAAGCATACGTAGAGCTTCAGAAAAAACTTGGAGAACCGCGTGATGAAGTACCAGCCCCCGAAGACGAGGGTGAGCCTGCAAAGGAAGAGCCTGCAGAAGAAAGCGAAGACACCGACAGTGGCGAAGGTCTCAGTGAAGAGCAAGCCGAGTTCTTGATGGACATGGTTGGCGGTGACAAAGCTTACAAGTCTATGCTACAATGGGCTAGTGACAACTTCTCTAAAGATGAAGTGTCTATGTACGACAGTGTGATGGAATCAGGTAACCCTAATGCCATCTACTATGCCGTACAGGCTCTGCAGGCTCGTTACAATGACAGCACTGGTACAGATGGTCAGACGTTGACTGGACTTGGTGCAGAAGACACTAACGATTCATTCAAGAGTCAGGCTGAGCTGGTCGCAGCCATGAGCGATCCTCGCTATGATCGTGACCCGGCGTATCGGCAAGACCTGATGCGTCGTCTTGAAAACTCTGACGTATCATTCTGATGACTACTGTTACTGAAGAACGGGGTCGTCTAAACCTCTATGCAATCGAACCACCTATGACAATTATGGATGTAACTGAAACCCACAATGAAAAGGCTGAGAAGCTTAATGGTCGTCTTGCTATGCTGGGCATCATTGCTGCTCTTGGTAGTTACGCAATCACTGGTCAAATCATTCCCGGAGTCTGGTAATGCCCCAAGGTAAAGGTACATACGGTACAAAGAAAGGACGCCCCCCTAAGAAAGGGAGCAAAAAGTAATGGCTAAACGTGGTCTTTATGCCAACATCCATGCTAAAAGGATGAGGATCAAGAAAGGATCCGGTGAAACAATGAGAAAGCCTGGGTCTAAAGGAGCACCCACGGCTGCTAACTTTAAACGCTCCGCTAAAACTGCTAAGAAAAAGTAACTTACTAATTATGAAATCTATTATTGCTGCCGGTTTCCTCCTCGGCTGTGCTCAAGGCGCTATCGCTGGTCCCTATGCAAACATTGAAGTCAACTCTGGCTTTGCTGGCTCTGACTACGCTGGCTCTGCTACCGATGTCCACGTCGGTTACGAAGGTTCTAACTGGTACGTCCAGGGCGGTCCTGCTCTGCTGGCTCCTGATGATGGAGATGGTGATGTCCAGCTGTCTGGTAAGGCAGGTGGTAGCTACGGTGTGACTGAAGCTCTGTCTCTCTATGGTGAAGTCTCCTTCATTACTGGCGATGACGAGAACAGCTACGGCACTAAAGTCGGTGCTAAATATAACTTCTGATAATCAATCCAGCCCTCCACTGGACGTGAGCCTTGGGAGGGCTTTATAAAAGTGCTCAAATACTTACCCTTGAAAACCACAACCCTGCACTTTTAATGACCGCTGTACTTCAACAACAACAGAAGTCTACCTGGGACGAGTTTTGCTCCTGGGTAACCTCTACTAACAATCGACTTTACGTCGGCTGGTTTGGAATCCTTATGGTTCCCTGCCTTCTGGCTGCTACAATTTGCTTTATCATTGCCTTCGTTGGCGCACCCCCTGTAGACATTGATGGAATCAGAGAACCAGTCGCAGGCTCCCTCCTCTACGGAAACAACATCATATCGGGAGCCGTCGTACCGAGCAGCAATGCCATCGGACTTCACTTCTACCCAATTTGGGAAGCTGCTACACTTGATGAATGGCTCTACAACGGGGGTCCATTCCAGCTCGTCGTGTTCCACTTCCTCATTGGCATCTATGCTTACATGGGACGAGAGTGGGAACTTAGCTATCGACTAGGTATGCGTCCCTGGATCTTCGTCGCTTACTCTGCACCTGTTGCAGCAGCTAGTGCCGTGTTTCTGGTGTATCCCTTCGGACAAGGATCTTTCTCTGACGCAATGCCCCTGGGCATCTCAGGTACTTTCAACTATATGTTTGTCTTCCAGGCAGAGCATAACATCCTTATGCATCCATTCCATATGCTGGGAGTTGCTGGAGTCTTCGGTGGCTCTCTATTCTCTGCTATGCATGGTAGTCTGGTTACCTCCTCACTTATCCGTGAGACAACTGAAGAAGTAAGTCAAAACTATGGTTACAAATTCGGACAAGAGGAAGAGACTTATAACATTGTTGCCGCTCATGGCTATTTTGGTCGTCTTATCTTCCAGTACGCCAGCTTCAACAATAGTCGTAGTCTGCATTTCTTCCTGGCTGCTTGGCCTGTGGTGGGTATCTGGTTCACCGCACTAGGCGTCAGCACCATGGCTTTTAACTTGAATGGTTTTAACTTTAACCAATCAATTGTACATAACGGTCATGTAATCAATACGTGGGCAGACATCCTTAACCGAGCTGGTCTTGGTATGGAAGTCATGCATGAACGCAATGCCCACAACTTCCCGCTGGACTTGGCAGCAGCTGAGACAACTCCTGTCGCTCTGACTGCACCAGCAATCGGTTAATTATTTCGTACGTTCATCCATGTTTGACATTCGAGTCTGTGATGATGGTGCACGCATTATCCGTGATGCACTTAGACTGTATAAAAAACAGTGGCCTGGTGGTCACCCGCAAGAGCAACAAGATATTGAGTTCTTGGAAACACAGTTTACCAAAATGGTACTCGAATCAACCATAGACGCATGACTGCCTAAGCATGGAACGGGGCTTAGGTTTATACCCATGTACGAACTATGTCTGATCTCGAAAAGCGCTACATCGTCAATGCCTACAACAAAATGCTCCGCGAGGAGAAGGAAGTAGCATTGTGCTATCGTGGCACCTCTTATAAAAAAACTGTTCTTAACTATGCCAGCTAAAAGAAAGCGTGCACAAACAATGCAATCCGATGAGGTTAAAGCCAGTGTCACTCCAATGACACCAGGCGATACCACGGTTGTATTCAAACGATGCGGATATTGTGGTGATAAAAAACCAGAATGCCGTGCACAAAAGAAGTGTCTTAAAGACCTTCTGTAATAGCTTGGGGAGCACCTCGGAGTAGGACTCCCCCGGCATTGGTTAGAGCCGGTACGCCGACACCTCTAGCCGTCATGACGGTGGGATAGACCACAAAAAATTTTTCAAACGTTTGAAGCTTGTCTAAATAAATTTTAACTTTATACAATGGCTTTTCAATCTTCTGCCATGGCTGCGAGTCTGACTCGGCCTGGTCAATCTAACGCGACGGGTGATGCCCGCGCACTTTATTTGAAGCTCTTCTCTGGAGAGATGTTTAAGGGCTTCCAGCATAATGCGATCGCTCGTGATCTTGTTATGCGTCGTACGCTTACCAACGGTAAGTCTCTCCAGTTTATCTACACTGGTCACACCAAGGCGGAATTCCATACGCCTGGTAACAGCATCCTGGGTGACTCCAACGGGGCACCTCCGGTGGCTGAGAAGACCATCACGGTTGACGATCTACTGATCTCCAGTGCATTCCTGTACGACCTTGATGAGACTCTTTCTCACTACGACATGCGTTCCGAGATCTCTCGTAAGATCGGTTACGCTCTTGCTCAAAAGTATGATCGTCTGATCTTCCGTGCCATCACTCGTGGTGCACGTGCTGCTTCTCCGATCACTAAGTCTGGCTATGTCGAGCCGGGCGGTACTCAGATCCGTGTTGGTTCTTCTGGTACTGCTGCTTCTGATGCCTATGATTCTGCTAAGCTGGTGACTGCATTCTATGATGCAGCAGCTGCCCTCGATGAGAAGGGTGTTAGCCAGGACGGACGTGTCGGGATCCTCAACCCCCGCCAATACTATGCCCTGTTCCAAGCGGTCGGTAGCAATGGTCTGGTGAACCGTGACGCTCAAGGCTCTGCACTGCAGGGTGGCGACGGCGTGGTTGAGATTGCCGGTATCACGATCTACAAGTCCATGAACATTCCGTTCTTCTCTCAGTACGGTACCAAGTATGGTACTGGTTCTGCCACGAACCCTGGTGTGACCGATCCTGGTAACACTGGTTCCTTCGTGTC